TCTTCCTTTTACAGCTTGCCAAGTTTGTTTTTGATTGTTTTTAAATATATTGTAATCTCTTACAGCAAACTTCCCTCCTAAACCAGAGGTAACTATTTCTTGCTTGTCATAAGAGTCTTGTATAAACCCATCTAATTGACTAAGAGTCCAGTTGGCTAGTGTAGTGCTAGTTGGTATATCACCTAACTTAATACCTTGTCCTGAAGAACTTTTATCTTTTGTAGCTCCAGCTGCTTCTGCCTCTGCCCTTAAAGCTCTAAGGTCTCTTATGTCTGAAGCGCTTTGTTCTTTAAATTTTTGACGAGTTTCTCTTTTAGCTTGTACGTCAGCATCAATACCACTAAAAAGCCCTTGAAGACCTGTAGCTAAATCTTGACTTGGAACTCCTTTATTGCTTAATAAACCTTTCTCTAGTTTTAATTTTGCAATATCTAATCTATCCGCCATATAATTAGTTTTTCTTTTTAAACAAATTACTTATAAATTCTGAAACAGATATTCCAGCTGCCTTAGCTTGTTTTTCTAACTCTGCCATATTTTCAGCAGAAAATATATCACTTGTTAATTTACCAGCTCCAGACTCATCAAAGTCTTTACCATCACCAATACCTGTAAAAGAAGATAATCCACTTGCTATATTTTTACCTACATCTCCTAAAGAACTCAAAACTTTTCCAACCCCAGTTTTTGGAGCAGTACCATCTTTAATCATTATTTTAGCTTTATCTATAGCATCATTTTTAGTTAGGGTGGGATCATCTTTCATTAGCTGTTTAACAACGCCTTTTTCTTTTGATCCGAAAGCAGGAGCTAAAGCACTAAAAGCACCTACTCCAGCGCTGACTAAATCTTGTGTTCCTGATGCTGATAGAGCATCTGCATTTGCCTGCATTGCATCTGCTTCAAGTGATTTTTCTATAGCTCTTTCATCTTTCATTCCCGAAACTAACTCACCCTTTCTGTTACCTTCTTTGGCAGTTTGTAAATCTAAATCCATTTGAATTTTAGCTATAGTATCTCTTGCCTCTGTTCTAGCTGCATCTTGCGTGGCTTTTATTTTACCTGCTGTAGCAGCTACTCCTCTCTGGTCTCCCTCAGCAGCAGCTTCTAATATTGTTGATCCATCTAGTGTCTGTAATTCATTAGCGGTGTCAAATATCTGCATAGGTACTTGAACAGCCTCTAATCTATTTTGTTCTAAATCCGCAAGAGCTTGTCTTTCTAATTCTAGAGATTCTTCCTCTAACCTACCTGCTTCTCTACTTTGACTTTTTGCAGCATCGATAGCTGAAAAACCTTTGTAAGCCATTGACCCTACCGCTAAAATCGTTGATGTTACTGCTGCCATATTATAATATTTTAATCATTTCTTTGTTATATTGACCAGCCTCTAAGTAACCTTCTTCTTTATATACTTTTATAAGACTGTCCGACTTAATTAATGCATAAGCATACTTACATTTACTTTTCTTTAACACCACCGTTAAAGAACTTATAAGCTTCTTGAGACCTTCTTTTCTTTTTACCTTATCTTTATAATTAAAGTTAGATATAATCCAGTCACACCACCCTACTTTTGAGTTGGTTACATAAACAAAACCTGCACAAACAGGAATCTCTCCATCATAAACCATATACCCACCCATTCCATTTTCTGGTAAAAAATCTTTAGGTGGAGCTTTCCATCTCCAATCTCCCCACCAATTTACTAAAATTTTATCGTAATCAGTTGAGCTTAATTTTTTTATTATAAATCCCATTTGAGCAAAGATACAAAATCTATGGATAACTTTTAAAGACCTGACTATTGACAGAAAACAATTCTGTTGATGTGGTATTAGAATTAGTTAAAGTAAACTCTAAATAATATCCTAACATACCAAAAGACTCTGCCACTGGGTCTTTTAAATACACTATACTATCACCGCCTATTGCATTAGCAACAGGATTGAGAACTGTAACAGTTCTTCTATCTTCTGAAATTGATGTTACAGGACCTAATTCTACTAAAGCTCCAGAATCAATTTTATATGCTGTTGCACCTATATTAAGTATGGAGTCAACAGAAAAATTAAATTCAATAGCTAAAGGTGGAGCAGCAACACTTCCCGTTACATTTGCACAAGTACCTATTCCTTGTGTTGATCTAAGATTTAAGTTTTCTTGATTTTGATTGTATCTTATAAAACTAAAATAAGAGCTTTCTTTTAAAGAAAAGTAAGAACTTGCTATACTACCTTGCTGTAAATCTGTTGTAAAAGTTGCATCCCAGCTAGAATCAGATTCTAATTCTATAGTTTTAAAAACTTTTGTTTGAAGTGGCTGATCGTTTAAAACACTTGTTATAGATGAATTATACTGAACACCATAATAGTTATTTCTTATAGAGTTAGTGTTATGTCTATACATATCACCACCCTTAAAAGTGTAAAGATATTGATTCATACCCATAATAAAATCAGGGTAATAACTATAAAATGACGCCCATCCTTGTACGTCTTGACTATGTGTTAGTGTATAATTTGGCATATTTTTATTTTAAGGTACTGCACAAGAAGTACAATCATTATAAGGACCATTCCCACTATTCGCCGCTTCATCTATAAAGTAATTAGGAGGCGTAGATGATGTTGCTTGTATTGTAGCACAAGTAATAACTCCGTTTGTGTTTGATTTAAATAATAAACTCCAGCTCCTCCTCCACATTCAGTAGCTCTCCAAGAATTAGTTCCGCCACAAGGATTACAAGGGTTTTGAGCCGCTAACACGCTAGATGACATTTCTCTATAGGTATTACCGATTGTTTCTTTGTAGAATCCATCAGCTGCAATTGTTCCTGAAGTGTCTGAATATATACTACTAGTAGTAAGTAAAGTTGTTCCATAATCAACATAATAGCTATTACTTGATGGTAAATTACAACATACATCTGTAGCTGATACAGAACTAAAAGCAAGAGTTCTAGCTGTATAACAACTTGAACAAGATTGTAATGAACCTAAAACACTACTGCTAATTTGTCTAAACTGACTACCACCTGGCTCACTATAAAATCCATCAGGTGCAACGTTCGTTAAATTTACATCTGTATAAATATTTGTAGTGGTCGCAAAAGTAGATCCAGTAGGATAAAAATATTGTGATGGCGTTTGAGTTAGGCAACATAAGTCACCAGAACTACTAGCTGCATAATCCAAAGAATCAAAAGTAAAACAATCAGAACATACATTAGAACTTAATAAAGTCCCAGAAAGCTGTTGCCTGTATTGACCACCAGATTGATAATAACCATCAGCAGATTTTGTTGTTAAGTTTATATCATCATAAACTGCGGTTGCAGTTAAAAAACTTACAGAATCAATATATTTATTTACTAAACTCATATTATTTATTATTTATGGACAACATTCGTCATAGCTAAAATTAAATGTAAAACTTTGACCAGAACTTCCTGAGTAAATTAAATTAGTTACCACACAAGGACTAGATAAATTATTTCCTGTTGTTAGGTAATTTCTCATACCAATAGTTCCATAGTTACCATTACTGTTGTTTTGAGTATTTCTAAGCTCTAAAGTATTTGCTCCACCAACTACAAAGTTGGGATCAAATCTATATGTAACCATATTATTTAAAGGACATACAAAATCTGAACTTGTTATTGTTGCAGAGGCGTTTGTAGTCGCAATAAATACAGATCCAACTTGAGAGTTAGCATTTAAGTCTAAAGCTCCTATGTAATTATTGTTTAAGTATACATCAAAATTATCATCTTTAGCTGAGTTGCTATTACACACTTGAAACACTAAAGTTCTATCTGGGCAAACTGGAGCATCCGTACCGCAATCACAACAAGAACTTGATGAGCTTGATGCATCATAACACAACTCTATTGCTGTTGCAACTCTATAATCCCAAACTAAATATAAGTAATCATCATTAGATGCGTTAGTATATGTAAAGCTTGATTGATAAGTGTTACCGCCTACATTAATAATTGGTGTTGCAGTATTTAATAAAGGTATTAATGTGTTTATATCAGCCTCGTTATAGTTTGTATTAGAAACTAAGTACTTTAATTTATCAGACAATGGATCAAATGGAAATGTATCTCCACTTAACTGTCTGTTCTGCATAGTAACTGTCGCTCCGCTAGGTGGTATTGTACCAAATGAAGAAGGACCAGTTTGAGATGCAAATAAAGAAATTCCATCTTCTTCTAAAATAACATTATCACTTTGATAAGGGCTTATAGTTGTTCCATCAGCCCATTTGTATCTAACACTTGAAGATAAAGTAGCATCTCCTGAAGAGTTTATTACTATTCTTTTTACTGTTAAATTTTCAGTTTGAGGACATCCTATTTGTAAAGAATAAGTTGCTGCAGCTGGTGTTACAGTTACTTGTGCTGTAGTTGGGAAAGATTGACCTTTATTCCAAGTAACAGTACCAGAACCGCTAATTGTTTGATTAACAACACTAACACCATTATAATTTACAAGTAAAGTTGCGCTTCCAGAATCAAAATTATAAACACAAGCTACATCACCTATTATTGAAGTACAGTCTAAATTAAAAGTTACTGGCTCGCTAGAATTGTTTTGTCTAAGCTCATACCCACAATCTCTTTCAGTAGGGGTAACAGGTACTTGCTCATTGTTATTTGTTAAAACAAATTCATTCATATAAGGATCATATCCTCCAAGCTTCTGTGTATTGAAGCTATCTGTAAATAAATCTCTAAACCAACTACGCATACCTAAAGAAGATATTACTTGAAGTTAATCTGTTTTTGCGCTTACACCACCTCTAATATTTATTACTGAGCTTCTTTTTGCATCTGTAAAATAAACATCATAACCATAAGAAGTAAAACTTTCAGGGTTATTACTTATACCATACTCTTCTATTCTTGCTAACTGAGTTCCTAAAACTTCTGGAACAGATGTTATAGCTCCACCAGCAGCAGCATCAGAAAGTAAATTTTTTTCTACAAGTACATAAGATATTTTATCTTCTTGTAAAGTAAGTATATCTGTTTGTCTTGAATGTAATTTTCTAATAGGACCATAAGAGCTTTCTAATGTTTTAAAATTAGATAAACCCAAATTAAACTCATTAAGTTTATTTATATTAGATTCCTTGTTGTAATTTCCGCTATATGTTAAATCACTAAAACGTAAAGTTTCTTTGTATTGTTCTTCAGAAACTGAAGTAACTTTTTCGCCAATAGTAAAGCTAGGAGTAGCTAAAGCATCTAAAACTCTATTTGATTCTACCCCGTTTCCAAAAGTAAAGCAATTGCTAAAAGTTAAATTTATTACAGCAGGTAAGCTTACTGTTTGATTTTGATCTGTATCATTAGACCCTGATTGATGATAACCGCCAGATATATTAAATACCTGCTCGTTTTCATAATAAAGCTCTGTATTTGCATCTTTTGCTTCGGTCTCAAAAACCATAAGAGTAGTCGCTCTCTGAACAACAATTTCTATGTTACCATAAGAGTTTCTTTTGTCTGGTGGATTACATTGAGGAGTTCCGTTCTGTCCAACTAGATACATTTTACCATTAGAAGCATCTGTTTGAAAAGAGTAATAAGACTGACCACCACTTGCTAAAGAAGTAAAGTAAGGATATAAAGTACTAGGTTGATTTATATTGTTTATAGTACTATCAGATCCAGTTGACTGACCATTTGTCAAATCAATATTGTCGCCTTCAACAAAAGCATACATACTTTCATAATCTTGACTAGCAGTAAAAGTTTTATCATATAAATACTGTCTACTACCACACTTACTACCTCTCTTGTATCTTTGTTCTCTTAATTTTATTTGAACAATACTACCCGCTGGTATAGAGTATGGAATATATAAATCTGTAGGTCCTGTAGTATCTGGATTTTCAATAGAAACATCATAACTAACAGCACAATAAGAACCTTTACATCCTTTTTCTCCGTAGTTTATAAAAGCGTTTTCAGGTGAAGCAGCAGAAAAATTACTTGGTCTAAGTTGCATATAAACTCCTGTTGGCTGACCACAAGTGTCGTCAACTAAAGTTCCATCACTATTTCTATCGCATAACCAATTTTCTACTTGACTACCATAGTCAAGAACTTTTGAATTAACACACCTTAAAACAGGACCGTTAGTATCTGACTTGACTTTTAAGTTTTCATTTAAAACAACTTTAGTTTTATTATCTCCTTCTAACTTAAACCATACATTGCCCGTTTCTTCTTCTTGAAAAAATATGTTTGAGTATACTGTTCTGTATTCATCTTTAGATGGTTTCAAAACAAACTTATATTTAGTAGCCCAATAAGGTGGGTAACTATTTAAAGTAACTTTTATTGTGTTTTTAGTAATAGAATTATTGCAAGGAACATATACTGTATTATTTGTATCAACTAAAGCTGTACTTGCTCTTCCATAATCGTCTTCATATACAATGCCTACTTCGTAATCTCTATCACTATGTAAACTACTTTTAGATGAACTTAAACTATATAAAAATTCTGATTGAAGAACAGTAAAATATTCATAAGCAAATATTCCTAAAGGAACAGCAGGAGACACACTTACATCATATTTTTCATACTTAATAGCTTGAGCCGTCAAAGAAAATGTGTTACTACCTGGCGTAGAACCTATAGTCATCCCTTGGTTTGTTCCTGATAAACCAAAACCTATTTTGTACCAGCTTGTTTTTGGCACTACAGCACAGTTAATTAAATCTGTAACAGATGTTCCGCTTGTACATCCTGTTGTACAAAATGGAGGAAAACAAGTTGAGTCTGAAGGTGCAACAAATTCAGATATTGCAGCAATAAAACCTGGTGAAGTTACTAGGTCGTGTGCATTTGCAAAGTCTTCTTGTAAGTTATATAAAAATGTGTTTTCAAATTCATTCAAAGGCTCTGTTCCATCAACATATTCTGACGCACCTGAAAATTGAGAATGACCTAAATTAAAGTCAATTCCTATTTGAGCGCCTGCTTTTAAATCATATCCAGATATATCATAACTGGCAGTGCCATTTATAATATTTACGGAACCATTTATAGAGTAATTAAAATCACTATTTACAGATGATGTTTGATCAGATGATAAATTTTCTGTAACTAAATCTAATTCATAATCTAAGTAAACATCTTGACCATCAGAATTAGTTATATTATATCCATCAACATAGTTTCCATACATTAGCCTGTTGCCCATTAGTGTTTGTGCTTGAGCTATTCTTGGAACATTGTCAAACAATCTAATCATTTGAGCTTCAGGAAGTACTGTGTATATTTTTTGATTTGTAAACTGAAAGGTTTGCTCTACATTGTCTAACCACCCTTGATCAAGCTTGTTAAATCTTTCTATTACATTTACCGTTGTAAAGTTTGTTGATTTAAATAATAAATCTATTCCTTTAACATTTTTTGTTCCTGTATTAAATTTTACAATAACACTATTATATACGTTTTCCATACCTATATTGTCATAGGTAGAATAATCTAATTGAAACGGACCAGGTGAAAATGATATAGGTGAAAAAGGCGACATAGCCGAATACTCATTATCTTCATATTGGTATCGGTATGCAAAAGAAATCATAATTTCTTTCATATAATTTTCCCCACCACCCTGTTGAGTTGGTGTTAATGTAGGCGCAAATAATGGAGGCGCAACAATAACCCCTATATCTTGTTCTGTAATTTGATCAACGTCACTTATAGGATATTGATATGTTCTGTTAACATTTATCTTTCTAGGAGGATTTAAATTGTCTGTAAAAAACAATAAACCATCTATAAGATTAACACCTGTTATTAAATTTTTATTGTTAAAATTTAATATACTAGTCGATATTACGTGGTAAAATAAAGAATCATTTTTTGTATCGTATGAAACAATCATATCTACAACTCCAGTATTAGAAGTTCCATTAGATGGATCATTAACAAACCAATACATAGTCTCGTTACCTCCATCTTCATAAGCGCCAATACATTTAGTATCAGAGCTTAAAGCCTGACCTTCGTAAGTTAAAGTTGTTAACCTTGTGTTTCCTAGAGAGTTTTCTACAGCACCTATTTCTGTGTTTTCTGTAGATCCCAGTCTACAATTTTGAGCATCAATATATTCACCTTGAGGAACTAATCGTTCATCAACGCTCTTATTCATTCTCCCTTTTATAAAATTTCTTGTAAACTGTGGCATATTATTTCAACCATTTATCTTGACCTCTTAGATTCATTAACAATCTTCCTGGATGTATGTTACTTAATCGTATTTTTGCATTTCTTAATAAAGCTGTTTTTTCTTTTTTAGCCCTATTTATAATGTATTCTTGCACCCCGTATTTACTTGTTAATATAGCATATTTTATGTACGCATAAATAAAATCTTCAAATAGTTTATTTAAATTTATTTCAGAGTCTACGCCATTTTCCATACCATCTGAAACATACTCTAAAATAACTAGCTTATCTGCTGCTCCAGAACTAAAATTTATAACTCCTGAAGCTTTGTTAATTTTAAATGTAGGGTTTGAGTTAGCTGTTTCTGTATTAAGACCATAACGTTGTCCAACACTATAATCAAAATACCAAGACCCATCTATATTATAACCCATATTACCATCTTGACTGCTATTAGAATTTAAATAAAGACTTTTCTTTTGACCAGACATTCTATCTACATCTATAGTAGAATTTTCTGGCTTTAATATATTTCCATATTCATCAAATAATATTTTACAATCGTTTGCTTGTAAATAAGCATTACTCCAATTGGTTTGGATATTTTCTGTTAATGGCATAAGAACACCATTTTGATATATTGATACTCTAACCCAATTAACATAATCAGGGGGTAATACATATCTTAATTGATCACAAACACTTAACTCTAAAACCTTTATTTCTTTCATAGCATCGTAATTCAATTCTTGAATACCTCGCTTTGCGTGAAATAAAATATTATATTTTTCTACATTGTTTATCAACTTGTCATTGCCAACATACATTAACATAAAGTTATTTACTATATCGTCTAAAGATATAAATTGGTATGACCCCCAGTTTGAATTCGTAGGATTTACTCCTCCGTTTTCATAATATTGATAGTCTGTTATATATGCCATTTCTTATGATTGTTGTTGATTATCTTCTTGTTCTTGAATATTTCCAAACGTAGCTATATCATTTTCTCTTATTGATACTCCTGCATATTGTAATATCTTGTTTACTAAATTAGGTTCATCAGAATCAGGAAGTTCAAAATCTTGATAATCTGCTGCACCTTCATCAAAAACAGGCTCTCCACCTGTTAATGTGCTATATGTCCAATTAGGATCTAGTGGGTATCGTATATATTGAGATAAAATTTTACCAGCTCCAGTTATTGTATCAGGATATACTGTAATAGTATTTCCAATTGCAATATTAGTACCCCCACCTAAAACATAAGCAGGATATGAAACGTTTGGAGAAGTTAAGCTAGAAGAATTTAAATAAAATATTTTATTTTGAGATACTCTTTCTATTTCTCTAATACCAGCTGTTGTGACAATAGTATATGAATTACCTACTGTAGAAGCTGTTCCAAATGGATTGCCAGATAAAGTTAATTGAGTCTCTGAGTCCACACTAATTATGTAAGCACCAAATCCAGCTGATACACTGCTTGATGATGTGTTTGATATAAATTGACCAGGCTTTACAGTTCCTGTTGTAACAAAAGTAGCGTTGGTGTCAGTAAGCGTATTTAATCCAGCTGCTGTACTAGTTGATGAAAATATAGAATTAGGATAGTAATTTATTTTATTAATTAAGTAGTAGTTTTCAGGAAGATTATATAAGTTTATACCATTATTAATCAACCCTCTTGTTTCAGAAAAGCTATCAATAACCTCTACTAATCCTTTTAGTATATCCGCATATTCACTACCAGAAACTCTGGCATTTTGCTTTATAATCCAACTATTATATTGATA